GCTTGGCACCGTTCCCCAGTTGTAGTAGGTATTGACCCTGCTCGTAAGATGGACTCCACAGTTGTCACGGTTGTTTGGGTTGACTGGGATAGGCCTGATGAGTTTGGATATTTTGACCATAGAATTTTAAACTGGCTGGAGTTACAAGGTGATGACTGGGAAGACCAATACTTTCAAATCGTTAATTTCTTGGGGAGTTACGACGTACTTGCTGTTGGCGTTGACGCTAACGGCGTGGGTGATGCGGTTGCACAAAGACTCAAACTCCTCCTCCCAAGAGCAGAAGTACATTCCATAGGAAGTAGTCAACCAGAGCAATCAAAGCGTTGGAAACACCTTAAGGCTTTAATTGACCGCAGATTAGTTGGTTGGCCTGCACACGCAAAGACAAGGCGACTACGGACCTGGAAGCGTTTCTACCAACAAATGACAGACTTGGAAACTAAGTTCACAGGACCTAACTTCCTTGCTCATGCGCCAGATGAGGCGCATGCCCACGATGACTATGCGGACAGCCTTGCAATAGCCGTATCTTTAACTTTAGATATGACTATGCCTTCGGTTGAAGTATCTACCTCCCCGTTCTTCAGTAGGTAGTTACCCGTTTAGCCTGACTTTACGACCAATAAGTAGGACACTTTTACACGAGGTCCTCAACCCTTATAAGGAGTATAAAAAATGGCAATTGCCCCAACCCCTGAAAAGCCAGGAACCACTTACGACCGTAAGATGGCTTCTGCAACACCAGGACAACGTGGCCCACTACGTTTTGAAGAAGGTCTTGCAACTGATACTGACATTCCTAGCGAATTCACTAACGGTGCAATGCATGGATACGAACCTGCACCAGGTCGTCCAAACCGTAACAAGCCTGTTCACACAAAGACAGCAGAAGAAACAATGCGTGAACGCGCACACGTTGGTTCTGCAGCATGGGTAGAAGCACCAGCAAGCCTTACTGATTTTTCAGCAGGCGGATTTGCTGACCATGGAGATAACCGCATTGAGCGCGTAATTCGCAGCGGTGCAAACCAAAAAGCATCTAACCCAGCAGTAGTAAACGATTAATTAGGTTTCCTACCCCCGTTCAGCATATTTGAAAAGCTGCGGGGGTAGGTTCCTCATTTCTAAGGATTAACAATGGCACTTATCTCAGGTAAAGAAGTAAAAAAGACGGAAGAGCGCGTAGCCGCAAATCCTAAACTTTGGAACATGATTACCGCTCAAGCGGGAGCAAAGTTCTCTAAAAACTCACCTGCCCGTGGTCACTGGATTCATGCTAAATACAATCAAATGGGTGGTCAATACGTCAACTCTAAAAGAGAAGTAGACCCACGTTTTCGAGATTACGCACACGAAGAGATAGAAAAAAAAGAAGAGCAGCAAAAAAAGAAGGTTGTTAAAAAAGTTGGCAAGGCCAATATCCGCGGCGAGCGTATTCGCTAACCTTATTTAATTGTGGTAGTCTTTGTCTATATGTAAGAAAAAGGTGGAATAGTTGAGCGGTATTGATTTTTCTCCCCCCTCTTATAGGGCGGCGTCTAGCGACCTAACTATCTCCATTTCTCCACTAGGTTTAGTGGAATTGGCTGATGAAGAATTTGAAGTTCACGGTCCTCGTCTAAATCGCTACTCCCTTAACTGGGCTATGTACCTTGGTCACCACTACTCATATCGTCGCCAGGTGGGTGATGCACAGCTAGTACTTAACTACTACCGTGCTTTTACAGATTTTATTATTAACTTTACTTTTGGTAAGGGCGTTAACTTCCGCTCACCAAAGGAGACCGAAGCTATTGTTCCTGACCTACTTGAAAGAGTGTGGGAAGTAGATAACAACAAAGCAACAATTTTATGGGAGATGGGCCAGCAAGGTTCGGTCTCTGGCGATTGCTTTATTAAGGTAGCTTATGAAGAAGCATGGGTTGACCCATCAGGTATGGCGCACCCTGGACGTGTTCGCATTCTTCCCCTTAATGCTGCTTTTTGTTTTCCAGAGTTTCACCCACATGACCGCGAGCGCCTTATACGCTTTAAGTTAAAGTATCGTTTCTGGGGCACATCACTAGAAGGTACTCGTCAGGTATTTACTTACACTGAAATTCTTACAGAAGATGTGATTGAGGAATACATCAACGATGAACTTATTGATTCTCGCCCTAACCCGCTTGGTACTATTCCCATTGTTCATATTCCAAATGTTCGCGTTAGTGGTAGCCCTTGGGGTCTTAGCGACGGTCATGACATTATTAATATTAACCGTACTTATAACGAGACTGCTACTGACATCGCTGACATCGTTAATTATCATGCTGCTCCCGTCACAGTCATCATTGGTGCCAAAGCTTCACAATTGGAAAAGGGCGCTAACAAAGTCTGGGGCGGTCTACCGAAAGACGCGAGGGTAGAAAACCTAGAAGGCGGTGCACAAGGACTTAAGGGAGCTATGGACTTCCTATCAATGCTTAAGAAGTCTATGCACGAAATGATTGGTGTTCCTGAGACCGCCCTTGGTCAAGCACAGCCAATCTCTAATACATCTGGCGTAGCGCTATCTATCCAGTTCCAGCCTTTGATGAACCGCTACCACCAGAAGATTGTTCAGTACGCACGTGGACTAGAGCTTGTTAATCAGCTTATCCTACGCAGCCTTGCGGTCAAGGAGCCAGAAAGCTTTATTTGGGACCCAACAACTAATACAAAGCTTAAGAAGGGTCAGGTCGACCGTCTAGACCCTAATGACCCACTTACCTATTTAACTTACGTACATTTCCCACAGCCACTTCCACTAGACAAGTTGATTGCCCTTAACGAAGTTCAATCTATGCTTTCACTAGGGTTGGAGTCTAAGGAAGGTGCTCTTCGTACCCTTGGTGAAGAGTTCCCTACAGAGAAGCTTAATGAAATCCGTCAAGAACTTATGGACGATGCAGTTGCTGATGGAGCCCTTAAGCTCCTACAGACTCAGATTGAGCAAGAAATTGCTGAACTTACAGGCACTATGCCTAACCCTGAAACTGGAGGCGCTCCTGGCGCCCCTAGTGCAGCTGGTGCTCCTGGAGCCCCAGCAGTACTACCACCAACAATGGATGAAGCGCTAGGTGCCGCCAATATGGGCGAAGCAGACCTACGTAACAAGTTGGTAACTGAAGCTTATGGCACCGTTCTCCCACAGAGACGTGTACCAGAAGAATACGAAAAATAAGCGTTTACGCTGACATTTTTTGTGTTAAGCAAGAAAATATATACAACGTTCGGTCATATGTGTTACGCCAGTAATGGCATTCGGAAAACGACCTCTAGGAGAAAAAGGAATCTTTATGGATACAGCAGAAGTTAATGCGGAGGCCTTTGCGGTCGAAGCAGGAGTTGTTCCAGTTGTAGCTGAGTCTTCAGACAACGCAGTTGTCGCTGACGCACTTACTACTAAGGCAACTTCCAAGTTTTATACGGAAGATGACTTGGCTCGTGTACGTAGCCAAGAAAAAGAAAAACTCTACCCTCAGATTGATAAACTGAAGGAAGAACTAGATGGCATTAAGAAAGAGCGTGAAGCAGAACTTGCTGCACGTGCTGCAGATGCAGAAGCGAAAGCTAAGGCTGAGCAGGAAGCTCTTGAAAGTGACATGGATGTTCGTACCTTGCTTAAGACCAAGGAAACAGAGTGGCAGGAGCAGTTGGAGCGTGAGCGTCAAGAACGTGAACGTGCCTTCGCTCTACTGGAACGCGAAAAGTCTTTTGCTGACCTACAGAACTACCGTTCACAACGTGTAGACGCAGAACGTGAAGCTATTATTCCTGAACTGTTAGACCTAATCAGTGGCAATACCCCTGAAGAAGTTGACGCAAGTATTGCAGGCTTGAAGGAACGTTCCGCAAAGATTCTTGAATCGGCGCAGTCTGCTATGCAGAATGCACGGAAAGAAATGACGGGGACAAGGGTAACCACGCCCCCGCTCGGACAAATGGACACCAATATGGACCAACGCTCGTTAACGGCTGAAGATATTCAGTCAATGTCGATGAATGATTATGCAAAATACAGAGAGAAAATCTTGGGCGCTACAGCTCGAGGTAAGTCTCGCGGCTTGTTCGGGTAAATCCCACAATCCCAAATCCAACCAACAAGGAGTAAACAACTAAAATGGCATCTGGTATTACGGGTACTGGCAATCTAGCCGCAGCCCCAACAGCGTACTCAGGTACAAACACACAGTTGACTCAAGCGATTCAGACAATCTGGTCTAAGGAAATCCTTTTCCAGGCTATGCCTATCCTTCGCTTTGAGCAGTTCGCAGTCAAGAAGACTGAACTTGGTGTTGCACCTGGTCTACAGATTAACTTCATGCGTTACAACAACCTCGGCTTTGCAAACAGCCTAGTTGAAGGTGTTCGTATGCAGACAAACGCACTTACAGCACAGCAGTTCTCAATCACAGTAACAGAGCATGGTTATGCTCTTGCTGTATCAGAGCTATTGCTTAATGCTTCATTCGATGACGTAATGGCTTCAGCCTCACGTCTTCTTGGTCGTAACATGGCTATCTATCTTGACCAGCTATCACGCGACACACTATATGCAGCGACTTCAACAATCTACGGTGAAGACCGCTCATCACTCACAGCTGTAAACAACTGGTACGCAGATGGAACAACAGCTTCATCTCGTGCAGCTATGACAGGTACCTACTACTTGACACCACACACAGTCAAGGACGCAGTAGAGACCCTAGCAACAAAGAACATCCCTCGCCTTGGTGAGACATATGTTGCTTTCGTTCACCCACACCAGTCACGTAAGCTACGTGACAATCCAGAATTCATCGAAGTAACCAAGTACGCAGCTCCAGGTAACTTCATGCTTGGTGAAATCGGTCGTTTGTACGACACAGTATTCATTGAGACCACACAGGTTCTCAAGGTTGCTGGCGGTGCTGGTACTTCTTACACAACTGACACAACTGTTGCTAACCCAACTGTAACAGCTGGTGGTGGCTACATCACTCCTGCTACAAAGACAGGTAACGGTGGTTCAGACCGCTACGCAGCTATCTTCATTGGAGATAACGCATTCGGTCACGCAATCTCTCTTCCAGTTGAACTCCGCGATGGCGGTATTCTTGACTTCGGTCGTGAGCATGCTCTTGCTTGGTACTCAATCTTCGGTCTTGGTCTAATCACTGACCAGTCTGTAATCATTGCAGAAACCAACTAAGCACTAATGTGCTAATGGGGGAGGGCTACGGCCCTCCCCCACTTTAACAGACAATAATTAGGAGAATATAAATGGCAAGTAAAGTAAAACCATCTGATGTCACAGGTCGCGCTCGTGAAGCGCAGATTTCTGATAATGCAGAAGCATTGCAGTCTCGTTCATCAGAAATGTCAATGGCTACCGCCAACGCTCAGATTAAACTTGAGACCGAGGTCCTAGACGCTACTACCCCTAATCGGGCAACAGTAATCGTTGATGAAGCTACAGTTGTAAGCAAGGGAGATGACACAGTTGTCATCCGTGTTGTCGAGGATATCGAAAACATGACCCTAGGTGCTGGCAACTTCTATAACTTCAAAGCAGGACAGAAGTACAAGGTTGACAAGCAAGTAGCCCAGCACCTTGAAGAAAAAGGTTATTTAGCTGGCGTTATCTAGCATTAATTTTGGCGGATTAGCGGGCACATTGATGCCCGCTTTTTCGTTTGTACGGATTTTTTGTCCATTTACTGACACCATGTATCAGTAGCGTTAGGAGTAAATGAGTGGCCCTCTTATCGGATTTGGTATCTCGCGTTCGCCTAGAACTTGGGGACCAAGGTAAAGAGTTTACTTTTACTGCACTTGGAGATGGTGTAACAAAAGAGTTTTATTTAAACAATAAGCCTATTGACGCATTTACCCTTACAGTCACGGTTACCGAAGAGTACATTCCAGCACCTACTGGCTACAAGCTAGAGGTAGACCAGGGAATCATTCGTTTTCAAAATCCAATCGCTGACGGGTCACTACTTACAGTCCACGGTACTGCTTACCGTTATTTTTCTGACTCTGACATTGAGCGCTTTATTGATACAGCGGTGGGTCAGCACTTACATGAACGCACAGACGCTTACGGAAGCAGAATGTCAATCGGTGCTATCCCAGCAGTTGAAGAGTATCCAGTAGCTATCCTTTCAACTATTGAAGCTCTATGGGCCCTAGCTACTGACGCATCTTTTGATATTAACATCACTGCCCCAGATGGAGTGGTAATCCCACGTAGCCAGCGCTGGCAGCAATTGACTTCAATGATTCAACAGCGTCAAGAACAATATAAGCAGCTTTGCTCTGCTCTCAATATTGGCCTATGGCGTATTCAAATGGGTACCCTACGTCGCGTTTCTCGTCACACCAATAAGCTTGTTCCTATCTATATGGCACAGGAGATTGACGACTCACGTAAACCAGAACGTGTGTATCTACCAAACGATTTAAATGGACGCCAAGTATTCCCAACTACAGTTCAGGCATACGATTTAGTTCTATATCAGGGTGACAGCTTTAGCCAAGACTTTGTTCTAGGAGCATCTGTTACTGGATTGGTATTTAAATCAGAGCTTAGAACCTACCCTAATTCACCCGCTAGATATGCGTCCTTTACTGTTACAATTATAGACGCCGCAACTGGACGTATAAGAATTACGCTTACTCAGTCCGCTACTAAATATCTACCAGTGCGACTATTCTGGGATTTGCAGGCTACATCTACTACAGATGCAACATTCCAAAAGACATTTTTGCGAGGTCAAGTGTTCGTAACCCAACAGGTATCGGTGGATTAACGTGGCAGATATAATTATTGTTCCGCCAGATAATGGCAACTGGTTCCCTACCCCAACGGGTCCTACAGGTATTTTAAACGGCCCTACTGGCCCTACTGGAGCAACAGGCCCTACAGGTCCACAAGGAGATTTTTCACAGTTCCTTGGTACCTTTGCAACTCTTACAGCTTTAACAACTGCGTACCCAACCCCAACACCTAATCAGTGGGCGTTTGTACGCATCACAGGTGATACTGCAAATATTCGCGTCTATCGTCGCAGTAACAATGCTTGGGTATTTGACACACTTCCACTACCTGCTGGCGCAACAGGAGCAACTGGTCCTACTGGACTTACAGGTGCAACAGGCCCACAAGGTAATCAAGGTAACGCTGGTGTAACTGGTCCTACTGGTCCACAAGGTGTATCTGGTTTAGCTGGAACTACAGGCCCTACTGGTGCCCCTGGTCAAGGTTTAAATCTTCTTGGAGAGTACGCAACACTTGCAGCATTGCAAGCTGCACGTCCAACAGGTACAGCTGGTGACGCTTGGTTACTTGCTAACGGTAATTTAGTTATTTGGGATACCGTTACTTCAGCATGGAAGAACGTTGGAAACTTAGAAGGCCCTACTGGTGCAACTGGTAGTACTGGTCCTACAGGTGCAACAGGACCTCAAGGAGCGCTTGGTCCTCTTGGACCACAAGGTGCACAAGGTGCTACGGGTGCTACTGGAGCACAAGGACCTACAGGTTTAGCTGGTCCTAAGGGTGACACTGGTGCTGCAGGTCCTCAAGGTATTTCAGGTTTACAAGGTCCTACTGGTCCTATTGGTCTTCTTGGACCTACAGGTGGTCAAGGACCTCGTGGTGTTGGTTATGGAAACGTAACTTCTGTAACCGCTCTTTCTTATACTCTTGGTAGTAAAGTTTTCACTTTATCTAGCGCTGACCACGCTTTTATATCAGGCATGAGAGTACGTGCAGTTCTTCAATCTAACTCAGGTATATTTCTTGAAGGTCGTGCAACAGTAAGTAATGGTGGACTTACCCTCACTATAATTGCTGACAACGGTCAAGGTGGAGACTTTAACGGGATTTACAGCGGTTGGGTTTTTGCAGCAACTGGTGAAGTTGGTGGTATCGGTGCTGTTGGTGACACTGGTCCAACAGGACCTACAGGCGCGGCTTCAACAGTCGTAGGACCCACAGGACCTGCTGGTACATCTGGCGGTATTGATTTAACAGTAACCGCAGACTCCACACCTAATTATGTAATCAACGGATTAACAAATCCAACTATCACTGTTATCCGTGGTCTTCGTTATCGTTTAACTATTAATACAGTTGGAAATAGATTTAGAGTACAGACTACACAAGGTGCGTATAACGCTGGTACTCAATACACAACTGGCTTTACTAACCTAGGTATTGAATCTGGAACTATCTTCTGGGATGTTCCATTTACAGGCCCAGCTACTTTATATGTTGTTTCTCAAGACAATTCTAATTTAAATGCAGTCTTTACTCTAACAGCTGCTGGTCCACAGGGTGCAACGGGTCCAACTGGTGCAACAGGTGCTGCTTCTACAGTAGCTGGCCCAACAGGTCCACAAGGAGCTGTTGGTCCTACAGGCGCAGTTGGTGCAACTGGTCCACAAGGAAATACTGGTTCCCAGGGTATTCCAGGTCTTCCTGGTGCTCAAGGAGCAACAGGTCCACAAGGTCCACAAGGTATTGCAGGTTCTACTGGTACTCCAGGTGCTGTGGGTACTGCAGGTGCTACTGGTGCTGTTGGACCTACAGGTGCGACTGGTGCTGCTGGTGCATCTATTTATGTACTTGGAACTTACAACAGTTTTGCAGAACTTACCTCAGCTCAACCATTTGGTGCTGTTGGAGATGGTTACCTTGTAAACGGAAACCTCTTTGTATGGGGCGGTTCTTCATGGATTAACGCTGGGTTTATTCAAGGACCTACAGGTGCTACAGGTGCTCAAGGAGCACAAGGTTTACTTGGTCCAACAGGTGCTCAGGGTAATCAAGGTACACAAGGTGTTCAAGGTGTCCAAGGTCCAGTCGGCCCTACAGGTGCGGTTGGTCCTACAGGAGCAACTGGCGCACAAGGTATTCAAGGTGTTGTAGGTCCTACAGGTGCTACTGGAGCTGCATCAACAGTTCCTGGACCTACAGGACCTCAAGGTGTTGGTCTTCAAATCAAGGGAACATTCAATACTTTTGCTGAACTTCTATCAGCGGTTCCAACAGGTGTTACTGGTGATGGCTATCTTATTGCTGGACAGCTTTATGTTTGGCAGGGTGTTCAGTGGGTCAATGCTGGAACTGTTCAAGGACCTACTGGTGTAATTGGTCCACAAGGACCAACAGGTGCACAAGGTGTTATTGGTTTAACTGGTGCCACAGGTGCAACTGGTGCCACAGGTTCTACAGGTGCGGCTCCATTTACAATTATTGGAACTTGGCAGCAAGGTATTACTTATTCTCCAGGTCAAGCAGTCTTCTACGACACCCCTACATTAAAGGGAACTTATGTTCGTAGAAACAACGCTTCAACTCCTGGAATCACACCTTTAGAAGACCCAGCAAACTGGTTAGCTCTTGTTGCTGCAACTATTGGTAATACAGGTCCTACAGGACCGCAAGGTTTAACTGGTTTACAAGGCCCATTAGGACCTACAGGTATTCAAGGACCAACTGGTCCTACAGGAAATCAAGGTTTACTGGGTCCAACAGGCCCTACAGGCACTACACTACTTAACGTAGATGCTGGGACTCCAACTACTAACTATGGTGGAGTTGATGTTATCGACAGCGGAGGAGTCATTCAGTAATGGCAATTAAAGTACAGTTACGTCGCGGAACAGCGTCGCAATGGTCAACAACAAACCCTCTGCTTGCAGAAGGTGAGCTTGGTCTTGAACTAGACACTGGAAAATTTAAAATTGGCAACGGTACACAGCTTTGGAATGCGTTAGTATATGCCAGTGGTATTCAAGGTCCAACTGGACCTGCAGGTGTTGCTGGTGCAAACGGCGCTACTGGACCCGCTGGTGTAGATGGCGTTGCGGGACCAACAGGACTTCGTGGACCTACAGGTGTTGCAGGACCAGCTGGTGATGGTGGACGTGGTGAAGAATTAGTTATGGATGCTCAATTAGAGCTAGGACTATTTTTTCCTCGTTACTCTCAGACCAGAACAACAACAGTTACATCAACCGTTATTCCACCGATAGCGTTAATTTAGGAAGGTAAGTGAATGGCACGTAATATTGCTCCAGAGGCGTATGTATTTAATCCGACTCTTAAAACAATCACTATTAATCGTTATATCCAAGAGAAGCACATCTTCCTTATTGTTAACTCAATCTTTAACAAAGTACTATTTAACTTCTCTGACCCAACATTAACAGCAACAGTCTCTTACATTTACCCAACTTACAGTATTTCAAACACTACTGCTGAAACCGTTTATAAGACGGTCATCACTTTGACAGGCTCTGGCTGTGACACCACAGGCATGACATCTGGTGACGTTCTACAGATTATTCTTGATGACGAAGAGCAAAAAGTAACTTTTGAAGATACATTTATTGACGGAGCACAAAAGCTTCGTACCTCAACTCCACAGTCTCTTATGGATACTGACTTTGAATACTCAGTACAGCCATCTAAGTGGGAGTCTTTATTCTTAGCTAATGGCTACCCTTCATTCTTTGCAAAGGGTACTGGTGGTAACTCATTTGATGTTCTTACAGTAACTGGTGATGGTATTCGCCCTCGTTCAACTATTACAGTAACAACAGCTCTTCCTCACGGTCTATCTGCAGGTCAGATTGTTTCTGTTCAGGAAACACTTAACTATCTTGCAGAAGGTACCTCTCTTGTAACAGCTGTTCCTTCAACAACCACTTTCCAGTACACAGCTCGTGGAGCTGTATCTGGTGATATTCAATCTGGAAGTCTTACATCTATCTACGGTGGAGATATCTTTGATGGAGCTCACATCCCTGGCGGTAACTTCCCAATTGGCGGTGTTAACACGCTTAATCGTTGGAGAGCAACTACAGATGGTGCTGCACCAGTATCAACAGTAACAGTTATCTTTGACCAGCCACACGGAGTATTTCCAGGAAACCTTATCGTTGTTTCTGGTACTAACAGTATTGATGGTAACTGGCAGGTAACTAAAGTTGCTACACAGACAAGCTTGGAATTCCAATTGTCTCGTCAGCAGTCCGCTGTATCAGTCCCTACTACAGCTCTTATCTTTACTAAGGGCGACTCATACGTTGTACACCGTCCATATGACGGCGGTGTTTCTATTTCTACTGCAACTAACTCAATGGGTTCTCAAGTTATTCGTCAAACCCGCCGTTACTTCCGTTACCAGTCAGGTAAGGGAATGCAGTTTTCAACAGGTGCACAGCTAACTCCTGTATACGATGTAGAGCAGCTATTTATCAATGGTGGTTCTGTTGGTCCAGCAATTGTTACAGTTAAAACTGTACAAGACCACGGTATGCAGGCAGGCGTGAAAATTGATATTGAAGGCGTTAAAACACGCTTTGCTTACAACCCATTTAATGGCGATGATATTACTGTTACTCGCATTATTGACGTTAATACATTTGAGTACGCAGTAACTCTTACACAGGCACTACCTGCAGTAGACTGGAACCCAGCAGGAACTAACGTCTACATCCATGCTCGTAAGTGGTATGGCGCTGTTACACGTGCTGGTATGTATGATGACCAGAACGGTTTCTACTTTGAGTACGATGGTCAGAAAATTTATGCTTGCCGTCGACATTCAGAAAAAGAGGGTATTGGTCGCGTAAACGTAACTAAGAATTCAAGCTTTGTTACTGGATTAAATACTCAGTTCCGTAAGCAGTTAACAGTGGGTCAGTCTATTGTTATCAAGGGTGCTTCTTACAAGATTGTTTCAATCAACAGCGCAACCTCTATGAATATCTCCCCTGCTTATCGCGGAGCTACTGGTACTCGTACTCGTTACCTACTTACACAGTCTGACCGATTCCCTCAAGAACTTTGGAACGAAGATAAGTTTGATGGTACAGGCGCTTCAGGTTACAAGCTTGACATGGGTCGTATGCAGATGATTTACATCGACTACACATGGTACGGTGCTGGAACTATCCGCTTCGGTATGCGTGGTCCTAATGGAAAAATTTACTGGTGCCACCGTATGCCACAGAACAACGTTAACAACAGCGCATACCAGCGCTCTGGTAACTTGCCTGCTCGCTACGAGGTTTCTAATGACCCATCAATCTTTACTAAGATGATTGCTGGTGCTGCTGGAACTCTTGGCGCTCAGCTTGCTCCTAACGACCTAAGCTTATGGGTAGAAGACGCTAGCGCGTTCCCACCTGCTGGCTTCATTTATGTTCGTGATGCAGTGAACTGTGAAATTATGCGATATACATCTATCGATGCATTCAATGCAGCACCTGGCGGATACAGGATTAATCTTGCGCAACGTCGTGCGTCTATTACACAGGTTTACCCAGACCTACCGTTCACTTACTCTGGAACTACAACTCCAGTAACATTTACTCCAGACTCATCTATTACAGGTGTTGGTGGAGATGCTCAGGTTGCAGTTCAGTCTATTACTCAAAACTGCGCACCTATCATCAGCCACTGGGGTTCTTCAGTAATCATGGATGGTCGTTTTGATAACGATGCTAACTTCATCTTTACTGGTGGTATGACAAAGCTTCTTAATGTGGCACCTGGTGTTACTCGCCCACTGATTGCTATTCGTTTGGCACCATCGGTAGACAACGCTATTGCTCGTAACTTTGGTATTCGAGAGCTTGCTAACCGCATGCAGCTTCAGCTTAACTCTATCGGTGTTTCTACAAACGGACAGTTCCGTATTGATGGAGTTCTTAACCCTGCACAGATTCTTTACAACTCCTACACACCAGCTAACCTTACAACTACCCGTTCATCCGTAACTGGTACTTCTGGTCAGATTACTATCACTATTGCTGATACAACTGGTACTACAGGTATCATCCCAGGTATGTTGGTATCAGGAACTGGTATTGGCGCTGGAGCTCAGATTTCCTCTGTAACAGCTAACATCATCAGCCTATCTGTTCCTAACAGTGGAACAGTATCTGGAACCATTACCTTCACCCCACGTTCGGGCTTTATCGGACTTCCTGATGACTGGAGCCGTGACCTTGTTGGTTCTGGTTCTTTGGCTCAGGTTATCTACTTTGATAACTCAGGTCCTGGAGCGGGTAACGTTCAGGCAGCCTCTGGACGTGTCCTTGGTGGAGACTCTGTAGCCTCATTCTTTACTGAAAACGGCGGTGGTGGTACTAACTACAACGTCTCTAACTACGACCTTCGTACCGTCCGCGACCTTGGTAACTCAATTATCTCTGGCGATGGAAACGTCTCAAGCCCTTCATACCCTAACGGCCCAGACGTTTTGGTCCTAACAGCGACCAATATCGGAGCTGCAACCGCCAACATTTCAGCTCGTATCTCATGGATTGAGGCACAGGCATAATGTTAAAGGTTTACAGTGCCCCTTTTTTAAAAAACGCTATACTTTTAATAACCTCGGAAGGTAGGTAAATATAGAATGCCTGATTATACATCCTTAGCTACGCAGATTGATTCCGTTAAATCGGAAATCACAACCAGCCTTGCAGCTAGTACCTATACAGCACAAGAGCTAATCTACGTCGCAAAGACACTTGAAACTTTAGGCACCCTTCTGGGCGTCAATGACATTGTTGCTGCAACCGCTGACCGCGTAACAGCAATCACTACTGCTGGTACAACACAGGTTACTGCTGTTAATACCGCAGGCACAACACAGGTTTCTGCAGTCAACACTGCGGGAAATAACAAGGTAGCGGCTATTCAAGCAGAAGCAGCTAATCTAACCAATCTAGCGTATATAGGAGTACTAGCGTAATGCCAACAACAGTAACACGATTTAGAGCGGGTACAGCTGGTACTTCAGATGCAAGTGCCTATACAATCCCAGCTTCTAACACAGCAATCATCACTAACATCATTCTTTCAAACAAGACCGCTGCTACCCGTACGGTAACAGTCCTTACTGGAGGAGTTTCATTTTGCACAGGTCTACAGGTTCCAGCAAACGGTACTGTAAACTTTGATGCTCGCACCGTATTAAACGCAGCGGAGACGATTACAGTAACAGCAGACCAGGCGTCAGCTGTTGACTTCTTAATCTCTGGCGTATTGATTTCTTAATTAAGAAAAGGACAGGTAACTATCAATGGCAATTTCCTCAAGTAAAGACTTTATCGTCTTCCCGAATGACAATTCGGGTCGCTTGTTCATCAATGAGGCCACTTTTACAGCCAGTGGTACCTGGACTGCGCCTGCGGGCGTAACAAGCGCACAAATTATTCTCGTAGGAGCAGGCGGCGGAGGCGGCGGCGGTTCACAAGATATCGCTGGT